TCAGCCCTGCCGCGATTGGCGGTTGAAGGCGCTCGATCCGCAGGTTCTTGTCAGCAACCGGGTTGATCGGCACAGCCGATATGCCCACGCCCTGCTTTGCCGCCTCAAGCATCAACGTGGTTCGCAGGAACTCCTGGAACTGGATGCTTTCGATGAACCACAACAGCGCCCGGTATTCGCGCTGCAAAGCAATGGTGTCCGAGATGATGATGTCGGGCAGGCGCTTGCGGATCGACGCCTCGACCACATCCATCTTTCCTGACAGCCGGTCCCAGCCACCGATCAGAATGGCCGAAGGGTCGCGACCCTTGCCGTTCTTGCCAAGCGACGGGTCAAGCGCCCCGAAATGCACCCATTCGCGCAGCGGGACGTTCCACCAGAACAGCTTGGCAAAGGGGTTCCCATAGCTGATCGGCTGGTTCTGGTATTCGGTGGCAAAGCTGTCATGGCCGCCGGCGCGCTGGAGCATAAGCCAGACCAGCGGCTGCAAGGCGGGCCAATTGACGACTGCGCCTTCGTCCATCTCGGCCTTGTGGGCGGTATAAAAGGCGCGCGCCTCGACCTCGCCGTCGTTGTTGTAGATCTCCTCGAACCGCTCCCACAGGTCCATGCGGTCGGGAAACTTGATGATCGCCTGGAACTTGGTGACGGCCCAGCCCGGCTTTCTCGCCTCGCGGACGGTGACCGCATCCCAATGCAGGATGGTGTTGACCCAAAGGACGTGCATCGACCCATCGGGCGGGCCGACTTTCAGGGCGGCGCGGTTGATCCAGATTTCCAGCTTGTCGCGCTGTTCCGGGCTGCGGACGGCTTCGTCGTTCTCGATGTCGTCGAAGAACATCAGGTCGGGGCGATACGGCCCATGCCGCAGGCCCCGCAGCTTCTGGCCAGCGCCGAGGCCGCGCACCCGGATATTCTGACGGGTGACGATTTCGCCCTCGCGCCAGACGCGGCCCTCGCCGCAGGCCTCGGGGAAATCGTGCGACAGGCGCGGGTTGGTGGTCAGCTCGGCCTTGATCGCCTCGATCAACAGCGCGGCCTGGGCGTAAACGTCGCAAACCTCGAGGCAGAAGCGGGTCTGGCGCATGACGATGCAATAGAGCGCGAAGCCCAGCGACATATGGGTGGACTTCGAAGATCCCCGCGGCGCGATCAGCATTTCGCGCTGGCCGGTCTCGGCAGTCAGGATCTTCGGCGCCAGGTCGAAGATCGCCCGATGGAACAGGCTGTCCTCGCCCTTCACATAGTGGGGCAGGTAGGTCTTCAGGAAAAACTCAAAGCCCTCGCCTCCGAAATCCGCAACCCGCCGCAGGCGCTCGGCCTTGGCAGCGGGATCGGAGGGGAAGGCGTCAACGCTCAGCTCGATGTTGCGCGCGAAATCCGCAGCCATTTCGGCAATGCGGTCGCGGAACTCTTTCTTGCTGACCGCGGCCTTGAGCTGCGGCCGCGTTGTCATGATGCGTAGATCTTCGACAGTTTCTCACCGAAGGGTTCGATGACCTCAAGAATCGCCGAGGCATGCTGCGGAAAATACTCGCGCACGAATTCCAGCAGATGGGCCATGACGTCCTGCGCCACGCCCAGCTCCGACACTTTTGGCGCGAGCTTCTTCGCGGCCGAGGTCATCTTGGTCATGGCATCGGCGATCGCCACCAGATGCGCGACCTTTTCGGCGGTGGTCAGGACGCCGTCGCGGATGTCATCCAGCAGCGATTGCGCCTGGATCATGAAGTCTTCAACGACCGAGCTGACGACGGTTTCGATGCCTTCACCGGCAATGACCGAGGCGGTGCGCGCCTTGTCCCAATCGTCCCCGTCTTCCTTTGCCGCCTTCTTCCAGCGGCCAAAGGTGGCCTCGGAAACCGCATAAGCCGTGCAGATCGTGGCAGGCGTCATGCGGCGGAAGATATAGTCCGACCGCGCGCGGCGACGGATGTCGTCAGAGTGGGCCATTGAGCCCTCCTTTCAGAAGGAAGGCGATGACGCCCATGATGATGCCGCCCAGGACGAGACGGATAAGCCAGCTCTGGCTCGACTCGATCTTGTCCAGCGACTTCTGGATATGCTCGCTGCGCTCTGCTGCGACCGCCGAAACGGTCTCCAGCTTGGTCAGGCGGGTTTCGTGCATATCAAGGCGGCGGTGCGCTTCTGCGTAGCTGGCCGCATGTTGGCTCGCGTCGGTCACTTGCCACCCCCGAGCCACTTGGCCATGACATCCTTCAGGGTGTGACCACCCATGTACAAAGAGCAGTAAACGGCAGTCAGCCAGCCAAGCGCGTCAAAGGGCGCGGGCGGCAGGGCGATCTTCCAGATGGCGTTGGCGACATGCAGGATGACGATGTTCCAGCCCCAGAGGAACAGGATCAGATACATGCCCAGCGGACGCCAGGCGCGCGCCCAGAGCGGCTCGGCTGATTCCGCCTGGAGCTGTGCAGCCTGCCATTGCAGCCCTGCGGCATAGAGGGCGGTGATTTCGGGGCTCGCCTTCTCGACGCTCTGCATGGCGTCGATGACCCGACCAGGCTCCGCTTCAGCGACGGCCTCCACCTGGTCAGGTTCCACACCAAGCCGACGAGCGATAGCGCGGATAAACTCACCCGCCAGTTCGCCACCAGCATCGCCGATCTTGCCAGACAGTACCTTCTCGACAGTGTTAATGCCCGCATTCAGGGCAATGGTTGCAAGGGCGCTCATGGCTCAACCCTCCTCGTCCGTGTTGGGTGGAGGGTCGCCCACCTTCCAGGCGGAGCCCGCATTCAGGGCGCAGGCCATGCCGTTAGGCAGAAGGCCCAAGATCGTCCAAGTGCTGCCCTTTGGATTGGCCATGACGACGATCCTGGCCTCGGTGTCGTCGATTAGGCCCTGCCAAAGCATGACCTCGCCATATTCGGCATAGAGGCCACTGATCGCGGCGGCGGCTGGACGACATTCCAGCCCTTCGGCTTTTGCCCCTATGGCAGCCAAAGTGACGGCGATCACGCCAAGAAGAAAATAGACGACGGCTTTCATCAGAAGCTCCGAAGGACAGCCGCCACGCGCGGCAAATGGTTGGAAATCTTGGCGGCGATCACGTCGCGGTAGCGCCAAGTGAGCCACAGCGCATACATGCAAAGGCCAACCCAAAAGGCAGTGAAGAGCCATGACAGCCGCGCCGGATCGTTCATAAGAGCGGGCGCAGCAGCGGTGGTCGCACCTGATGCGACAGGTGCGGCGATTTTCTTACGGGCATCCAGCCGGCGCTGAAGCGTCGACAGCGTGGCGCGACCGATGATGCCATCAACTGTCAGGTCATGGTCGCGCTGGAATTGCAGAACGGATTGCCGAAGCACCGCGTTCGGGAAGGGGCCGGCATCATATCCCAGTGTCTGGAACCCAGCCCGAGCAGCTGCGATCTCGGCGCCAGACATTTGCAGAACCCAAGTGGCGGCGGCAGGCTGCACCACGGTGGATTTCGCGGCCTTTGGATAGACGCCTAGGAGGAGAATGTCAGCCTCGCGCTGCCGACGTGCCACCAGGCCGGGAAGAACGCGGCCACCGCCCTTGTTCCACAGTGCCATGGCTGCCCGGATGGTCGCCGCCGCCGCCTTTTGCTTCCAGCGCTTCACCCAGGACGCGCGGGCGATGGCACCGGTGTTCCAATGAAACAGGACGCCGGCATCAAGTTCGTTCTGCTTCGGCAGGATAACTGCGCTGCCCGGCGTCGAAACCATGGCATTCAGGACGCCTTTTTCATACTTCGACAGCGCACGATCCAGCAGAGCTTCGTGCTGCTCTTCGGTGATAACCATGCCAGCTTTCGGCTTGATGACGCCCGAAGCGGCCGTCAGCCCCGCGCCAATCGTCCAGACATCGCCACGATTGCGATAGGCCTTCAGGACAACGCCCTCTTCGGCCTTGAGCGCGGCTTTGCCCTGTTCGCTGGTCTTCATGGACGACATCCCCAAAAATTGGGGTGGCGACCCCGTTCAGGGGCAACTTAGCGTTGCGCCAAGCGGTAATCGGGCGGACATGATGTCCGGCCAGAGGCGTGCAAGGTGCTGATCAGAGGTCGAAAAGATCGGGTTGACCGGCATCGCGCCCGGTCTGGTTTGCCGATCTGCGCACATGCCGTTGCGAAAGGCCGAGGATGCGCGCGATCTGCCTACGATCATGCCCTTTCGCTTCAAGCGCAAGGATTTCCGCTTTTGATGACCGGCGAGGCCGTCCGTGCGGGATGTAGACAAGAGTTCCCCCCAGAAACTGACATATCGCAGGCCCATCGGTTTCACCAAGGGCTTTGATGATCTCGTGATCCGGGCCGGGGTTCTTGGGGAACTTTACTTCCTGACCACCGAAGGCCTGGATCAGTTTCAGGGCCACACCCATGCCAAGGGTTTCCGCCACGTCGACCAGCGACATGGGGATACCGTCAGCGTTGGGCGGCTGATGGGTCATGGCCGGAGAGGCTCCGGCAAGTCGTAATCTCTAGGCCGCTCGAGGCGCTTACGGCAGGGTGCGATCCATTCGAAAGCTGTCCCTTGATGGGTGGCCAGCTTATCCCAGACCAGCCAGCAATAAGCGGTGGCGGTGCTTCCCTTGGGCG